CCGTTATTCCGTCCAATCCTGATCGTTTTAGTCGACTTCTTCCTATTGGCAGCAGCTCCGCCGTTTCGATGACTGGCGTGCAAACTATTCCCCAGCTGGCTATTGCTTCGCGTCTTCAGGAATACAAAGATTTGCTTGGCGCTGGAGGTAGTCGATATAGTGACTGGTTGGAAACTTTTTTTGCTTCAAAGATCGAGCATGTTGATCGGCCCAAATTGCTGTTTAGTGCATCGCAGACTGTTAACGTTCAGATTGTTATGAATCAAGCCGGACCGAACAATTTTGGTAACTCGAGCACGAATGGTCCCTTGGGACAGCAAGGTGGCGCTATCGCTTTTAATGATCGCCTTGGTCGTCGACAGTCTTATTACTTCCGCGAGCCCGGTTATATGATTGACATGTTGAGCATCCGCCCTGTTTATTATTGGTCGCAGATCAAGCCCGACTATTTGAATTATCGAGGCTCTGATTATTTCAACCCAATCTATAACGATATAGGATATCAGAGTGTACCTAATTGGCGCTTTGGCAATCTTGTTGGTGGTGTTGTCGAAACCACTTTTTCGCAAGAGCCTTGTTTTAACGAGTTTCGCTCCTCCTATGATGAAGTTTTAGGCCAAATCTCCAGTACTGCTGGAAATGTTGATGGTCGATCCCTTTATGCTTATTGGGTGCAGCAGCGTCAATTACATTGGAGTACCTATTGGCCTTCAAAGGCTGATTATGCACCTGCTCTTTTTGTCGATTTGTCGCAGGTTAATTCTCCTTTCAGTTCTAACCTAGAAGATAATTTCTTCGTGAATATGTCCTATGCTATTCAAAAGAAGAATCTCATCAATAAGACTTTTGCAACCCGTTTGTCTAACCGTTAATATTGTATCCTATGGCTTTAGATTGGATGATTGAAGATCGTGAAGATTACGTTTCCCGTGGAGAGCGTATTTTGTCTGTTCTCGATGGCTCTGGTTCCGTCGATGTCCTTCCCGGTCGTCCGGATGTTGAAGCTTCTAGCTCTGATTTCGACAAAGGCGAGAAGTTTGATCCTGATATTGATTTTGACCCTAACTCTTTCTCTCGTATGGATAAGTTTGACGGCCTTGAGGTAGGTCAAGAACTTATTGATAGTGAGCTTGATACCCGCAAGGGCGACAGCTCGCAGCGGGCGAAAAATATCACTTCTGAAGAAAAATAGTACTTTCTTTACTTGACGATATATGCTACGTGCGCGGACCCCTCTGAGCAGAATGCTTGAATGGTTAGAGGTTATTGGTAGCGACTGCAGGAGAGGCCGCGCATTTTTCTATCGTTCTTTAATTTTTTAAGCTATGTCTGATACTAAACCCCCCTTCTATAAGTCGAAGGCGTTTTGGACGCTTATTTCGTCTATTGTTGCCGCTCTTACGGCCTTTTTCCTCGCTTCGTGTTCTGCACAAGCGAAGATAGCTCGCACTGGTGTTCATATTGATACTGTTCGCGTAGATTACATTATCCGTTCTAACAACTTTACGCTCCCGTAGTATGCAACTCATTGATTTCAAAAGCTACGTTGACCCTGTTTCTACCGGCGCTATTCTTGGTGCTGCTGGCCTTTCTGCTGGCGGTCAGGTAGCCTCGGGTCTTTTCAAGCCTTCTCTTAAAAGGCAATGGAAGTATCAGCAGAAGCAGATGAAGCTTCAGCAGCAGTACGCCTTAGAGCAGATGCAGAAGCAAGGCGAGATCAACTACGCCAATTGGCAGAAGCAATTTGATTACGAAAACGCTTATAATGATCCCTCGAAGGTCTTCAGTCGCTATCTTAAGGCCGGTATTACACCTGCCGCGGTTCTCGGGTCTAGCGGCGTTGGCGTTAATGCTACTATGTCTGGTGGTTCTGCCGGTTCTGTGGGTGCTTCCGGCCCCTCCGGTGGTTCATTTGACTTCTCTAGTCCGCTGCCTCCTGGTATCGGTTCTACTGCTGCTGGAACTGCCCTTGATGCTATGGGTGTCAACTCAACTATTGAGCGTAATAAGGCCGCTGCGAATCGCGATGATGCTGAGGCTGCGAATATTCGTAGTAATACCTTTGAGCCTGAGTTTAATAAGGCACGTGCCGAAGCTTCTAAGGCTGTTGACGAGGCTCTCGCTAATAAGGAGATCGAGGCTGCCGCGGCTCTTAAATCTGAGCGTCTTTTGAATGATCTCAATAATACGCTATTGTCTCTCACGATGGACGCCCGTGTCGAAGAGATTAAGGCGTTTGCTGATACTGCTAAAGAAGAATTAAGGCAATTGCGCGTCCAGGGTACGCAAATTGAGCGCATGGTTAATGCTCGAATCCTCGTTCTTGAAACGCAAAGCGCTCTCAACCAATCTCTCTCTGGCCTTGCTGCTGCTAATGAGGAGGGACAGCGTATTAATAACCTTGAACTCGCTAACGAACTCTCTCGTCAATGGGACAAGCGTTTTGACGTTGAAATTCCTAATCCTGCTTATGAGGCGAATTTGCGTTCCAAGAATCCTATCCAGCGCGCTAATCCTGGTCCGAAGTCGTTTAAAGTTTCTATGTCTCTCAAGGACTTTTACGATAAGACCGCTATTAACCAGGCTCAGGCTTCTGATTTTCTTCCTGAAGAGGCTCGTGTTGCTCTTCGAAATGCTAAGCTTGATCCTTATATTGAGATCGGTAAGGCTCTTGTTGGTGTTGCTGGTAGTCTTGGTGGTGCCGCTATTGTTCGTGGTGGTATGGCTAGCGCTGCCAAAGGCTTCGCCCAAACCTCCGCTGGCGGCTCCTCGTCTTCGTCCCGTACTACCGTGCTTGACGGTGGAGGTAACGTTAGAGGCTATGTACTGAAAGAGGTGTCTGGTAGTTCTCATGGTACTTCTTCTCGTTATAACCGATATTGAACAGTTTTGTTCCTATTTTGAACCTCCATCTTGTCCTTTTTCGTTGTATATTTGTACTGTAAACCAATAACCACATTATCATGAAAAGAGCAAACAAGACTTCTAAGACTTACGACCTGTTGGTCGATGTTCTAGATTATGCGTTCGTTGAATGGCTTGTCCGTCGAGGTGTATTTACTGCCTTTAGATTAAATTTCGATCGTGTATCTTCGTCTCAGGGACCCTTTCGAGATCGCTTGCGTGATTTCATTCGACTTTCTCTCTCTATCAACTCTTTTAGCCCGTCAGACCTCGTCTCTGCTGCTTTCCTGTTCGAATCGACACCTGAAGGCGTTGGGTTCTGGATGCGTCAAAATGCTGCTTGGAAACGCTTTTATGCCGAGCTTCAGAAGAAACATTAAATTATATCATTATGACACAGATTCACGTTGTTATTCGCCGAATTAATCCTGCCTTTAAGGTTGATCTTGTTCAGATAGGCTACATTAAGGATGGTCAGTTCGCCTCACTTCCTCTTGATACTCTTGAGCATACTCCTGTTGTAGACTATGTCGATCATTCAACTATTTCCGATTCGCCTTATATTGATCATAGCGCTATTTCTGCTCTCATAGAGGCCCTGATTGCGTATCCTGGTTTTTCGGTCGAGTTTTTCGAGAATACGCTTGTTCTTATGTTTGATTGTAAATTCAATGACGATGAAATCACGAAGAAAGAAGAAGGGAAAGGGAACTAAGGTTGTTACCCGCCCGCTTGGTGGAAAAGTTCTTTAAATTAATTGAACCCCAGGGGACAGCCGAAGGCTGTGGCCACCGCGAAGCGGTAAGGTACCCCCCTGCGGGTTCTTCCATTTAACCCGTATATACCTTAGAAGTATTTTATAATGCCTTGTTTGTCGCCCATATGGATACGTAATCGTCGCTATTTCGACAAGAAGAATCCTTGTCGTAATGGTTCTGACGTTGCTAAATCTGCCTTAGCTCTTCGTCCCTGGGACATTTCTCGTCAATGGCTTATGGTCCCGTGCGGAAAGTGTGAGGAGTGCTTGCGTCGTCAGCGCAATGATTGGTTTGTCCGTCTCGAGCGCGAGCTTGCTCGCTGTAAAGCTGAGTCTCGGCAGGCTATTTTTATTACAATAACTATATCACCGAAGTACTATGATGAAGCATTGCGAGATCCTTCTAAGTTTATCCGACGATGGAATGAGCGCATTCGTCATAAAATCGGCCATTCCTTTAAACATGCGTTTTTCCAGGAGTTTGGTACCCATCCAGAAACAGGATCGGCGCCACGTCTTCACTTTCACGGCTTTCTCTTTGGAACCGATTGTATGTACAATGATATTCGATCGGCTGTCCGTGATCTTGGCTTTGTTTGGCTTGCGAAAGGCACGCATAAGCGTGCGAGATACGTTGTCAAATATGTTACAAAACAAATTCAATTTAACCCTACGGAAATATCCGATCAAAATGTTGTTTTAGATGGAAAAGTTATACCTTTATCTTGCCTCCTCCAACATCGCCGTTATACGCGAAAATTCATATCTGCTGGCGTTGGTGATTTTCTTGGTTATATGCCTCGCCCTTCTGCTCGTATTTCGTCGTGGTCTTATTACGATTTTGAGAGGCGTATCAATTATAATTACTCGATCCCTCGATACTATCTTAGGTATCTCAAACCGGAAGACGAAGTTTCTCGCTCGATTACCGCTGCTGATTCTTATGCACGTTTTAGCAAGTCTCCTTTGGTTAAGCGTATTGTGTCTCTGTGCGTTGAGCGGTTTGGCCTCAATTCCTCCGTATCCAGTAGAGCGTCATATACGTGGGAACAAAAGCAAATAATGCGTTTTTCCGCTTCTTCTCGTAAGATGCCGGATCTTGATCCCCCTACTTGGCTAGATTTGGATATTCTCCAGTTTTGGCGAGATCATTATAAACTTCAACTAATTATTTAATTTATGGGAAGACAACCTTTTATTTCTCACGTTGTGAATGGTTACTCTCGTTATGATGTTCCTGAGAGCAAGGCCTTCACGTGTACGGCGGGTATCCTTTACCCGGTGCGTATCGACTTTATTAACGCTCGTGATCGCGTATCTATTGAGCAGGGTATTGACGTTCGCAGTAACCCTCTTGCTGTGCCGACGTTTAATCCTTACACTATTCGGCTTCACCGCTTTTGGGTGCCTCTGCAGCTGTACCATCCAGAATTGAGGACGAATAGTAGTAAGTTTGATATGAATAGCCTCTCTTTAAATTGGATTAATGCCGTTCCGGGAATCCCTTCTTCCGGCGTAACACCCCAGGTTACTGCGACTTTTCCTAACTCGCTTATGTATTGGCTGCGCGTATCTAACCGTTCTGTTGATTTCACTACACCTGCTTCAACCTCCGGTGTTGTCCTCCCCGCGAATGTTGTTGGTGGTGTTTGGGCTAACGCTGATACGTACCTTGCTTATTGGGATATCGTTCGCAACTATTACGGTTATTCGCAGTGGGGGCTTTACTCTTTTGCTTGGCCCTCTTCCTGGTATTATCTTGTAACAAATCGCTCTACCGCTTCCAACGGTACCTACGGATTTAACGAGAATTCTGCGGATTCGTATTTTACACAGCGTTACGGCAATCTTGAATTCCTTGATGCCTATTTTGAGAGCCAATTCTATCCTTCGGCTGTATCATCTTCTAATAATACCTATTGTCGCTCTGCATTACTTAGGCAGATTATTGCTTCTGATATCGCTTCTACTGGTGCTGCCGCTGGCGCTTCCGGCGATGGCTATCCGGTTGCATCTCAACCTAGTGGGATTCAGATCTGGGGTACTTCCGCTCCCCTTGATCAATTTGGTGCCGTTGACGATACGAAGGGCATTGCTGAGCCCATTATTTTCAATCTTGCCCATCCTATGGCCGTTATTCCGTCCAATCCTGATCGTTTTAGTCGACTTCTTCCTATTGGCAGCAGCTCCGCCGTTTCGATGACTGGCGTGCAAACTATTCCCCAGCTGGCTATTGCTTCGCGTCTTCAGGA